AATTATAATGTGGTACGCTAACGAAAAACATATACCAAAAGTAGATAACATTAACGAAGAGCTTTTAAAGCTAGAGGGAAACTTAGACGATAAAGAGGCTAGGATAACTTTAGCTAAGTTTTTAAGAAATAATCTTTCATTTACTACTGAATTGATATCTGGAATAAAATTAGCGCCGTTTCAAGAGGTTAATCTAAAAGGAATGCTAAACAAAAACTTTTCTATGTGCGTATGGGGTCGTGGTTGTGGTAAAACTTTTATTGCTTCTGTATTTTGTTTTTTGCAATGTATATTTGAACCGGGAACAAAAATATTAATTGCTGGGCCAACATTTCGTACTGCTCGTTTTATTTTTCAAAATTTAGAAAAAATGGTTAACTCAAAAGGTGCTGAACTTTTAGCTCAAGCCTTTTCAATGCGACCATCAAAAAGAAATGACCAATACGAATGGCAAATCAATGGCGGCTCTATAACAGCAGTTCCTTTGTCTGGCGAAAAAATTCGTGGTTTTCGTGCAAATATTCTAGTTCTTGACGAGTACTTACTACTACCAGAAGACACAATCAAAACAGTTCTCATGCCATTCTTGGTCGCCCCTCAAGACATGGCAGAAAGAATCAAGGTCAGGGAAATAGAAGACGAGCTTATTAAACAGGGTAAAATGAAAGAAGAGGATAGAATGGTTTTTGAAAACAATTCTAAGATGGTCGCTCTTTCATCTGCTTCTTATACGTTTGAAAATTTATATAAAACATATAAGGATTGGACTCAAAAAATTTACAAACCTGAAGAGGCTGGAGATTCATCTTACTTTATTTCTCAAATGGGCTATGAATCTTTACCTTCTGATATGATAGATACAACTATTATTGAAGAGGCTCGTAGCAGCGGCGGAACGTCCAATTCGTCTTTTCAGCGAGAGTATTGTGCTCAGTTCACAGATGGAAGCGATTCCTAC